AATTATTACTATCCCAAGTGATGCAACACAACCAGGAATTCCTGCATATGAAGATGGGACTGCAATAAGTCAAGAACTACAAGATGCCGGTTATAATAAATATAGAATATATTGGAGATTAGGTTATCAAAATAGTGTTCGAGAATTTTATGATGCATCAGCTGACTCTAACCTTTTACCAGGCCCAAATATTTATACAAATGGAACTAAAGCTAACCAATATTTTACAGGTGTTAGATTTAATTCTGGAGCAGGTATAACAAGTTTAGATAGAGTTAGTTTAGAGACTATTGAACCTAATTCTATTACAGAGGTTTTGAGAGATTGTTTAACAATATTAGAACCATATAAAAATGATATCCCGGTATATTCAGAAAAAAGAATCGGTGATTTATTAACAAGTAATAGAAATTCAAGTATTCAAATCATACCTTTATTAACTGAAATACGAGAAGGGTTAATAAAAGCAATTTCAGATTTAACAAATGGTATTTCTGAAACTTATGCTGGATTTGTAGATTTGATTGCAAACAATCCAGAATCACCACTTGATGAATCAGATTTGATTAATTTAAGAGATGATATGGAACAAATGATACAGGGACTTGCTATAAATGGTGATACTAGTAATCCAAATTCATTAGCAGCATTTAATGACAAAATGAATCAACTATTTTTATTATTTACTCGAGCTGCAGCACCAGAAATAATTTTAAGTACTTCAACTACAATGACAATTCAACAATTGTTCCCATATCAAGATGAAAAATTAGAATATGAAGTACAAAATGGAGTTTTTTATTCTGATGTGACTAACCCTGCCTATTACAATCCAAAACTAGATTATCGTATGACAGATACAAAACCAGTTTGGAATTTAAATAATCAAGTATTTGACGACCAATTTGCTGCCTACGCTGGGAATCCGAATGCTAGCGTTAATAATGTTTCAAAATTTACCCTAGAGAATTTTAATGACGACAGCCTTAGAACACCAAGATACATAAGTGATATGGGTGATGTGTATATAAATTTTATACCAGATTATTTAGACCAAGAAAGTGATAATTTTGAAGGAGAAGCAACACCAATTGCAGCAATGTATGAAAGTGAAATGTATACATTAGGAGAAGCTTTCCAAGGGTGGATAAATGGAGAAGGAGGTGTTGCTGAAGACCATGATTTTCAAATAAGTCAAAGCCCTGAAAAGATGGGTGGGTACAGCAGATTGTCAAATATATGGTCACCAAGCGATATAGCAAAAGGTAACCCTATGTGGACTCAAGGATACC